TGGGTATAGTTCCTGTTAGTCCCCAGCGTAATGGTATACGGCTCATTACACCTGTGAGCAAAGTCTTTAGTGCGTCGGCTTTGGCCATATGGACTTCGTCAACAATAACGCATACAACATCTTCTAGGAAATCTTGTATGGTAATGTCGCCTACAGAGTTCTTTGTATTCTTTAGTAAGACATTTAAACTTTGCCAAGTGCAGATAGTATGCTGTCGACCAAATTCCTTACGGTCGCCAAAGAACACACCCACATCCTGTTCCATGTTGATGTAGTCTTTTTCTGTTTGTGTTACTAGACTCTTATTAGGAACAATAATAATAGTGCGACCATATGGTGTCACGGCGTTACTCAGTGCGGCTGTGATCACAGTGTTATGGTGTATTAATCCATTTGCATCACAATATAAATGTGGTGCTGGGATTGATATATCATAACAATCTTCATTGTCAATATAGCGTATCGAAGTAATTGCAACAGACCCTGCCAAATGATCTAATTTATCACCAATTGCTACATTTTTTGCATATATGTCACTGCCGCTGGATTGTAGTATGTGATTTTTGGCAACCTTGATTGTATATCCATTATCAAACGACAACTCAACCATGGGAAGATTATATTTTTTGATAAAACAATTTACTTGAACTGTGTTATCTACAGCAGGAACGACTATGCCTAAATTACCTACATCTATTTCTATATTGTCAATAAGAGTTGTTGCATAAAACTCCTCAATATATTCTGCCAACTTTCCGATGGATAATTCTTTATTATTTCTTGTAACATCATTATCCAGCTCCTGTTGCAATTTATTTAGCATAAATTTTCCAAAAGCAGTATTTTCATCAATTGATAACCGCAGTTTAGTATCGCCAGCCAAACATTTACCAGCGCCAGTGGCAATCTCCTGGATACATTGTGGATTCTCAAGGAAGTTGTTAATGATCTCTACTTGATAGTCACGCAACTCCATTGGTTTACCTTCCATTGGATGTCCTTTACCCCACATAATATGCCCAAAGGTTTGTTCTGTTACCTGCTCAAACGCAAATGTAGTAGAATAGTCCCGTTGATCATCTAGCTCAATATCATAGTTAAACTTTTCAAGTATAGGAATAATCTCTGGTAGTAAATTTACATAGGTGCTACCGCCGAGCTGAAAGTAACTAATTTTACCATCCCATCGGCCAAGACGAACCGCAGGTAAGTAACGAGCACCCGGAACATCATACTTAAACGCATTTACCAATGCACGGCGAACATCGAGCTCTAGGCCTTCTATTTTAATATTAACTTCATCTTTGATTATAATTGTGGCTGTTCGCATTGTGATAGTATAACATACTTAGCAAACTAAAGTCAAAAAAACAGGCCCCTAAAGGCCTGTCGAAAGTGGGTAGTTTGCACTACCCAGGAGCTACCGTTTACTTACCGGGTCGTTTACCCGATTAAGAATTTTTCATACAAGTGCTAGCGGCTAGTGCCTTCCAGTTATCACTGGATACATTGGTTAAATCTGCAATCTTAAGTGCCATACGCAGGCTCATTTCACGCAGTCGACTTTGATTAGTTTCCATAAACCCAATGATCTCGTCACCTTGTTCTGAGCTAAAATTGTAGTCTGCAAACAACTCGCCCTTTAGGTAAATCTGCTTAATACGCAAGAAACGATCACGCATGGTGTTAAGGGTTAAGTCTATAAAGTGACAACGACTTTGTAATGCTTCTAAGTGGTCTTGCAACTTCTTAGATTTAAGGTTTTGGAACTGTAAATTGGTAATAAAAATACAGGAACCTTTAAAGTCAAACATATCAGGAACGCCTTCACGACGCAACATGGATGAATCACTATTCCAGTAGATACGACGCTTCTTACCAGAGTCCAGGGCGGCTTTAAGAATGTTCAAGCTCAAGTCGTCTTGGAATACCGAGTCACAGTCATCAAAAACTATGACATTGTTCTTGTCAGAATGTTTATACAAGGTGCAGTATAATCCAATCGGAGTCATAGCACCTTTGATAACTTCATACTTGACACGACGACCACTCAACTGATCAAACAAGCCAGAATGTTCTAACTGTTTTTCCACACCATAACTCTTGCCCACACCAGGAGGGCCAACTACAATCATAGCACGGACATCTCCTGCAATCGTGGCCTTAGTCATTTGGTCAAGAATGTCAAAGCGTTCGCCAATACGGGCAATAACTTCTTCATCAGTTTCCACCGGCGCGGTATGAACATGAACACGAGGATGAGCAATTGGTGTTATAAACTCGCCAACTGGTGTAGATTCGGCAGTAAATTCTACATCTTCAATGCCAGTGACATTAACACGAACTATTTCTGGTAAGTCTGGGCCAAAAAAGCCATCTGATTTTACAGTCACATAGCCTCCCTTGGCTCCTGTTTGATAACCTTTAACTAGATTAAAGGTTATATTGTTTACGGGTTGATTACGGTATGTTCCGTTTTTAATAATTACTGTACTCAAGGTTAGCTCCTTTTTATTAACTATACAACTATTATACTATATTGGCAATTTCTGGTCAACCGCTTATTTACGGATACCGTAAATTGCACGGGCCATTTCGGCACCTTGACTATAGCCGTGAGCACGGCCTAAACAATAGCCCAAGAATGAGCCGTATGCTAGTGCCATTACGATTAAGATTGTGTTTGAGTCCATTTAAAACTCCTTATTTGTTATTATATTAATATTATAGCAAAAAGGTCTTTAATAGTCAACCATAAAAAAACCCTAGCAAGGTAGGGCTTTTATTAAGTTAGTAGCTACTAACTTAGGCAACATTACCTAAATCAACACTCAAATCGCACACAATATTTCCTGGAGAAGTTGCTTCCCAGTACCAAGCACCATTCGGCGGAGGTGTCGACTTAATCGGATTACCATTTATAATCACATTAGATCTAGGATCACCAACGTTTGAAATGGCATTATAATAGCAAGATGCAAAACTATTTGCATTACCTGAAGGAAGCATATAATTGCAGGTTACAACACCTACTACTAGTCCATATCCGCCAGTGGCTGATATTGTCATTGGGTAAGATCCAGAAAAATTTGTTGGGAACAAGGGAGAATCGTTAACTGTGAACAAGACTGGATTGGTTGATAAATTTATTTCAGATGAAAGTGGAAATGGAGAATTTACAGTAGATATTTCACCCGAAAATACTGTAGTTCCGTTAATTTCGGCAGTTACAGAGACCGGTGTATCTCCGTATGCAAGGCCTATAAATTGTAAAGTGCGGTTTTGTGCCATTATTGAAATCTCCTATAACAGTATTTAGCTGATCTGTCAGTTTTTAATAATTACCAAGCCAAATTAAGCTCTTATCTAACCAAGGCAACACTAAATCTTGTTGGCGTATATAATTATGTGCCTGGATGCTTTGTTTAGCGGTTTCTGGCAATAGATTCATTTCGCTTAATTGATGCCAACCAGTTACGCGAGGATCCATTGGTTTATGTTCTGATTTATAAACTACGGCATGCAACCATGGATTAGTCGGTTGTTTTAGAAAAAACCCGCCACCGCAATCCCACCCGGACACAGACAACATATGTATAAGACTAACCATAGTATGATGATAGTAACACCCTGACGGTTGCATAAATGCCAACTGTTTATGATGAATGTCCATAGTCTCTGGTACTATCAATACCAACATGCCGTTGTCGTTAGCAATATTATACCAGTTACTCAGGGTTCCAATTGGATCTATACAATATTGAAATGCGTCGTGACACCATAATACATCGTATTTTTTATCCCCCGATAATGCTATTGTTTTTTCAAAATTAGTGCTTTGATACGAAACATTCGTATATTTGTTAGGGGCAAACGACTGTTCAATAATATCAATTCCGGTACATTGGATATTAAGTGGTTTAGGATTATCTGCCCGAGTGGTTCTGGTTGCCCACCATTCTGTATCCAATCCTGCGCCGCATCCGAGATCTGCTAGAGTAGCAATACTTTCCATAAATTCGTCATACTCTTGTAGTGCATTCAGTGTGTTTAAACTATGATTATGACTTTGTTCTAGATTAGTAAATATCATACCTGGACATCTTCCATACCAGCGGCTCGTAATCTTACAATATGCCCGAGCATAAAGTTTTTACTTTCCATACCTTTGAGAATGCCTAAAAACCGGTTACGCAACAGCGCCACTTCATTAATTAATGTTTCAAAATCAATTACTTCATCTTCACCATCTACATACTTTTCAGCATCACGACTGGTTAGAGCACGAGCATAGCCTTCTAAATACTTTTGAAAATGCTTACGGCGAATTTTTCGTAGTTGAATATTAAGATAATTTAATACCGCTTCGATCTCTTGTAGCTGATTAAACCTATGCTCGGTTATTCCAGGCAAGGCCGTAATATTTTTTTCAATTAACCCACCGACTCGACAGTCGCGTTTAGCTTCATCGAGTTCAATCTCGTAATGAGAAATAAAATCAGGAATGTTGCCTAGGTCGGCTACAACTTTACTATACCACATCACTCTAATCCTTTATAGATTTAACCATTGTAACATACTGTGAGGGAAAATGTCAAGATTTAAATTACGCCTACGAGCAAATTCTTTCAGAAAAATTGAACAGTGTTGCTGTTGTTCTTTTGTGCTTGAGATTTTTAAATTTTGTATAATCGCATCTTTAATTAAAATGTTGCTTGATTTGATTGCAGGAATTAACTTATCCACACTTGTTAAATCTAGGACATTAACTTTTAGATATGTTGGATCGTTGCATAACTGATAAATTATATTTTCGTCACCGTACTGCTCTACAAAATCAACTAATCCAAAAATAGTTAAATTACTTACTACTGCGCTAAACTTAAGATTAACTTTGTACTCTCGTAGCAAGTTAAGATTTTTACAAAAATTATCGTAACTATTTCCATATCTGTTGAATTCATAAAATTTACCAATATTCTCTGCACTAACAACTATAGTTAAATTTTCAACTTTATTAATTTTGTCAAGCTGGGTTTTTAGCCGTGTAGTATTAACGCCCAGACCTGTATATACCCTAATCTTTGCGGCGGTGTGCAACTTATTTAATAATGAGGGCAGATTATTAAATAAAAATGGCTCGCCGCCAGTAATAATTATTTGATCTATATTATCAAATGATTCAATTTCATTAATTAATGTGTTAAACCCGGGTGAGTCTTGATGTTCTTTTTGACTAATATTTAATATTAGCTGATCCACTGGCGTTAATTTAAATTTAGGAATATCGAGATATGGCCCGACATTATTAATATCCTGCAACCACGAGGTGCTATATTGTTTATCGCAATACGAACAAGTTAAATTACAGTTAGATCCTAAAATAATGTTTAATGTTGTCGGGTGCGACTCTAAATTACTGTGTGTTTTAATATTGCTTTTCCATAGGGCACGGCGACTTACTAGACCCTGTTGCTCCGGATCCCAACAAGCAGTTTTACAACTGGCGACGGGAATATTATTAAGCATCAACTGCCGCTCGTGTATTAGCTGAGGCGTATTAAAAAGTTTTCCAGGGTTTTTGTTAAGCCACAATACATCAATTTTAGCAGGAACGGCAGCACAACAAGAATATGTTAATCTTTTTTCAAGATCAACTGACAACCAATTAAATTTTTGATTACAGTAAAAGTCATCAGATGGAAAACTCATGCCTAGTAATACTCCTCGTCCTCGTCATCGTCGTCGTGCAAATCGTCATCATCGTGTTCGTCTTCGTGATCTTTAAGATAACTTGTTAGTGCTTTTTTAATATCGCTGTCGCTTTTAAAGGCTAACTTAATATCATCTGCACTAACATCATTATCAATTAATACACTAACCACTGTCTCTGCCGCGTCGGCACGATCTACTGTGTTAACATATCGTTTAAGTTCCGACCAAATTTCGTTTGCTAATTCTACTGACATTATTATTCCTCCGATGCTGTGTCTTCAGTACTTACCGTTTCGCGTTGATTTTTAAAATCTAACATCACTTTGTCTAGACAACCGTCGTCGTTTGCTTCCCAAGCCTTGCGGAATTGTTTAATAATTTCACCGTCGCTGGTAACAAACATCAAACGATTGCCATCTTTCTTAAGAATACCTTTTTTCTCTGCAAGATCAGTTAGTCCACTGTAGGGATTCATACCTGTTTCATAAGGAATTTTAACCTGCATACCTTCAAACGGTTTTGCGTAACGGGTTTTCATTACCTTACAACCAGCACGGATACCCATAACTTCAGAAATCTTGTTTCCATCTTCGTCTTCTTTAAGTTTCATCTTCTTCATTGCAACCACAATACTACTAGCATAGATAAAACCTTGTCCACCACTAATCTTGTCATCTGGATCGAACATGTCTTGTGAAGCGTATGTGTGATTGGTACATACCATGCCTACATTGTAGCCACCGAACATGTTAACGGAATTACGAACAAGACTTGTAAGTGCTTTAGGTTTACGGCCCATATCACCCTTCATATCACCTGCTTCGAATTGATTAACATCGGTTGGAGTTAATAACATACCCAAGGAGTCAATAACCCACAACACTTTCATGCGTTCGCCGTCGGGTAATGCTTTATAGTCAATCATAAAAGTTGAAATAGCCTTGGCCACATCATCAATCATGCTCATGTTTAGTTTAAGTAATTTTTCTGCACTTGTGTCTACTCCCAGGGCATGGAGCCATGTTTCGTCAAGTGCATTTTCTGTGTCGACTAGGATAACAAAGATGCCTTGCTCTTGTGCATTCTTAACAATATTACCGGAACAGATGTAGGATTTACCTGCACCAGACTCACCAGCAAACACTGTAATCTTGCCCAACGGAATACCTCGATTAAAATCTCCACTAATAAGATAATTCAAGGCAAAGTTGCCTGTTGAGATCCAATCGGTTGGATCATTGAATCCAATGCTTAGGCCTTCGATACTTTTTGTAATGTCCTTGCGGAACTTTGATATGTCAAATGGTTTTGCCACGGTTATTTTCCTTCTTTAAGTTTATATAATTCTGTAAAAATCTTACTGCTGTCTAATTTTCTTCTTAAATCAATTTTGGTTAATTCATTAAATGTTGCTTTAATATTTTTTTCAATCGGCGTTGATATATAGTTTAACATTAAAGTCAACGAATTGTAAAGAGAATAGTTAGTGTTAGCCCCGGTCAATTTGCTCTTAATTCTATCACTAAGTTTTGATAATGCTAAATTGGGCAAATGTCCTACATGCCATACCTTAGGATCATCCAACGGATTTACAATAAAACAATTTTCATGGAATCCTAAATTTTGTAAAAAATCTATACAATCTAAAACACCGTGGGCTGTTAAAATACACCAAGTAGAATTAAAATTAATTTTTTCAAAATCCTGTTGCAATTGTTGTAAATTTGTAACAAACTGACTCCAGACTCCGCCGTATCGAACATATTCAAATTCTGATCCAATGCCATCAACACTAACTGTCCAATGTACATTTTTAAATGTCTTAAGCAAATTATAAATTTCATTATTAATTAAACTTAAATTAGTGTTAATTCGTATTTCTACTTCGGGATTAATTTTTTTAATTCGAGTTAATAATACTAAATTTTCTTTAATCATCAATGGCTCTCCGCCAGCCAAATAAATGTGATCCACTGTGCTAAGATTATCGTAAATGTAATCCAACGATTGTTGTAATGCAGTATCGTTTATATGTTGTGGCAGATTTAATTCGTTTGCCCACGAGCTACTTAAATCAGGACCACAATATATACAAGCAAAGTTACAGGTATTTTTCCAACGAAGATCTAACATTTTTAATCGATAGTTTTCAGTTTTGTCAAAAAAATCCAAATCTTTAATAGTTAATGTTTTTAAATACCAAACTCGATTACTAATCGAGTTTACACTAAATTTTTGATTTTTTTCCAATCCATGGCAGTGACTACATCTTTCATGTAATACATCCTCTAACATATCTTTTTTAATATTTTGATTAACATCATTGTGTAATATATCAATAAATGGTTGTGTGTTTATATTACCTATAGTTGTTTTTGTAATAGCACAATTTCGTACACCTCCATCGGGCTGTATATAAACTCCCAACCATGGCAAAGTACAAAAACTTTTTTTAGTTAAATATTCTTTTGGTGTCATTATGCTAGTGTAAGTTCTTTTATGATTAACTTGTTTTGTTGTGCTAATTCTACTATAGATTTAAAAGTACTAACCCATGTAGATAGTTTTAATTGTTGCTCTGTTGTTATAGGCCGATTGTATAAATGCCCGGGTTTTATTAACATAATTTTAGGCAGGTGGCTTTTAAACGCCAGTTGCGTACTAGCTTCGTTTAACGATAATTTTGATGTGCGATATAAATCCATCATCGGGTCATTAAATAAATCAGGCGTACAAGTTGGCAAATATGTTAAAATAGAACTAATATTTATAATAACTTTATTTTGTCCGTTCCACTGTTTCCATAACTCATATAAAATAGTTGTTTGTACAAAATCAGGTTTAGCACAGCTAATAAACATATCGCAGTCGTTGATTTGCGACAACATTTTTTGCATCATGCTCCAATCTCTTAGATCGTATCCATTACCACGACTAAATCCTAATACTGTGTGGCCATCGGCTTCGTATGTTTTTTTAAATTCTGCTCCAAGTCCGCGAGTATGTCCTGTAATTGCTATTTTCATAGTGCTCCTAATGATATATCTGGTATTACTAAATTATTGTTATTGGCCATATCAACTAAATCCAATAATGTTCTTGCCCAATTGTTAACATCCGCGGCTGGTGGTACAGTTTTATCTAGACTAGTAGCTATATTACCAGGACGAACTATAGTAATTGTTACTCCAAGTCGGCGATGTCGTATTTGATGCACTGCTTCTTCTAAGGCAACTTTTTGCACACGATAATGATCCGTAACTAATTCGGAAATTGATGATACTGGTTCTTGTGTCATCATAGTGCTAATTACAATAATATGTTTTTTTGTTCCTTGCCAGCGAGTGACCATTTCGAATAATAATTCTGTTTGTGCATATCCAGCTTGTGCGTTATTAACAAAAACATCGCATGGTTCAATTTGGTTACAAATTTTAAGTGTGTTACGAATATTATTGCCTTCGCGGTTGCTCAATCCAACAATTTCGTGACCATCAATACTATATGCCCGGGCAAGAGCTTCCCCAATACCAGCAGTATGCCCGGTGATTGCAATTTTTATTTTAATAACTCCAGTGGTTCATTATGAAATGTAAAAGTAGCTATAATCCGAGGAGTTATAGTGGCTGTAGTTTTGTTTACAACATGAGGAATCCTTGAATTAAATGCTATTACTTTATCTAAATTATGTATTTCAGCTATCAGAGTAAATGCTTCTGCTGGCAAATTTGTTAAATCCTCAACACTGTTACCGAATCGATTAATTACCGTTGGGCAATCTATTAAATCATCCTCGCTGATCGAATACCATTGGTTTACCCAGCCGCTAGTATTAATTACCGGCATATTAATTTTTGCTGTCACTGGTAATTCATCCATATGTAACGGAAGTTGTCCTGTTTCTGTTAAAATTACAACTGCTGCATCTTTTGGTGCTAGTTTATGCCCTATAAAAAATTTTAATAATTCTGTATTCATTTTTAATAATTTTTTACAGTCAATAAATTGCCAACCAAGTGCACCGTTGGTTGTTAATTCTGTTTCGGTTTGTAAAAATTTGTAAATGTTAGCCGATATTACTTCTAGATTATCGCATTTCAATTCTAGATACGGTTTAAATATATTTGTATTCATAATATACCCCTAAGTTGTTTTTGTTTTTGTATGTATGCTTCTCTGGCACCAGCATCAGTATTATCGACACTCAACTCAAATGGCGATTTTAAATAGGCGTAACTGTGATCAATATTATGCTCTTGGGCAAACTTTTGAATATTAGGTAAATCGTCGACATTTAAAATACTAACTGTTGTCCATAAATTTAAGTTTACTGGCATTGTTTTATAAGTCATTAAATTATTATAAAAGTCTTGCCATGGTATTGGCCAACGCACAAAATCATGAACTGATCCTATTCCGTCACAACTAACTGTAACGGTAACTTCAATGCCTTGATTGGCTATATTAACTAACTCAGTTAATACTGTGCTACAATTTGTATTCAGTCTAAGTGTTTTTAAATTGGGTGGTAAGTTAGATAAAATTTTCTTATAGTTTTTACTATAACTAGGTTCGCCGCCGTTGACATCTAAGTGGACAATTCGCTCTTGTGGCAAATTATAAAATTGACCGAGATTATTAATTATTGGAAATCCAGGACCATTTAGACTACCTATTCTACTACTTAAATTTTCATTACAAGTTTGACAAGCGGCATTACATAAATTATCTAATACACCCCCTACTTGTAGATAATCTTGCTGTGCTGTTTGATTATTTAATTTTATAGCATACTCTCTTATGCTATCGGGTTCGGTTTGGTGACATCTGACACATTCCGTGGGCCAGTGATTGTTTGACATCTTTTCTTTGGTTTTTGCCAACCATATACTCGATTCCATGTCCAACAATGAGTCAAACTCAGGTGGATTGACCATGTGTCCACACCGACTAACTGTACCGTTGTGATTAAAGCGAACAAAGTGATCTAGTCTAGGACAATGCATTAATTGGCTTTAAAATTTGTTGTGCATACCCAATCACATATTCGTGAGCTGCTAGATCGGTATTTTTAATATGTTGTATTAATTCTCTAAAGGTCATTGATTGACCAATAGAATTAAATATAACTGTGTCGATTCGTTGATACATTTCATTATTTTGTATTTGATTAATTTGTGCAACTAACTCATTAGTAGCAGATATAGCTACCGGTTGTTTATTAAGTATAGTAATTGTATTAATATCAGCCATTGATAGGAAATTTAATTTTGCATCAATATTTAAATATCTTGCTAAATTTACCAACCAAACAAACTGTGAACAGTAGTGCCGATTTAAATATAAATAATTTTGAGCGAACCATTGCACGGTATTTTTATCGAGACTCGGATTATCTCTAATGATCATTTGAATAAAGGTATTGATTCCAGAAATTAACCGGTCTTGCGGATCTCTTAAAATTACATCGATACTATCAATTTTTTTAATTTGATTATTTATTCTAATCCGCCAATTATTCTTGTCGGCAGCCTCAGATAAACTTGATCTACCATTTTTAAAAATAGGATAGACATACCGCTGTGACGGTATAACTTCTATTACCTCACAGCGGTCTGGAAATATAATGCGATCTAAATGCGATAACATTACTTAGGCTTTTTGACGGGCCCTGATCATTGCTAAAATATCTTGAGCTTTATCTGACGATGGTTTAGCCGTAACAGGTGCTGCCGCAACTGCTGGTTCCTCATCATCAAAACTTGAAGCTACCGGAGCCGGTTTAGCTGCAGGAACATCATCAACATCGGTTACTGCTGGTGCTGGTGTAGCCGCACCTGCCGGAGCATTAACACCTGCTGGGCGGAAATACTGACCCCAACGCTCTGTGTCGTAACTCTGACCATCAACTGACGCTTCAAACATTTCTTTAATAACCTTGAGCTCAACTTCGCCTGGTTTCTTAGGCAAGAATGTTGAAAGATCAAACAACCCGTGTTCGGCGATTGCCGCTTGTTCAGCTTCTGTAAGTGCTGATTCTTTGCGAGCCCACTTAGAACTAGAGTAGTCAGCAAAGCCACCTTTGGCAGTCTTGCTAATACGGAAGTCTAGGCCACGCAGTAAATCTGTTGGCAATTCTTCCAATTCTGGATCCATCAATGCACCTTTGATCAAGGTAAAGATTTGTGGTCCGATAATAAATCTTCTGATGGGATTTGCTGGAGCCTTGTCGTCACCAATTGGGTTTTCACGAACAAAGCCTTGGAAAATGTATGAACGTTTTTTCCAATACTTACGACCCATTTCTTCAAGACTCTTGTCTTTGAACCAAGTGCGAACTTCTGTAAGAACTGGGCAAACTTCGCCATACATTTCTACGCAAGGAACAGGCACGATGACTTGTTTAGATTCCATCTCGCCTTTGATTCCGTTGAACGGGAGTCGAATTTGAGCTCGCTCTTGCCAAAAGAATGTATTTTTTGTATTACCGTCTGGGAGGAATCGTAATGTTGCTGAAGAACCTTCATCCATGGACCAATGTGGGTAAATTGCATTATCACCGCTGAATTGTGATTGTCCACCTTGTTTGTTTTCTGATTGTGCTAAACGAGCACGAATTTCTGAGAGACTAGCCATTTTATGTTGCCTTTCTAAGTTGATTAAAATGTTGATTTA